GGCGGCGCAGTATTTGCCGACACAGTCGGATACGCAATTGCAGGACTTCTCGGATCAGTTGCCACAACAGGTGCATCAGCGCCTTACACCCACACCATTTCTCTTAAGAACAGCCTCACATCAGGCGCGGACGATCAGCCAATCTCCTACACATTGACTGACTTCTACGCAGCAGATGTTCGCTCATACCCAGGTTGCCAGTTCTCAGACTTCTCTTTGAAGTTCAACGCTGACGGAATGCTTGAGTACGACACCAAGACAACAGGCTGGCAGTCATCACAGGTATCAGATCCAACTCCAACCTTCAGCACATTGTTGCCAACACAGGTATGGCGTGGAACTGTATCCATCGGTGGATCGGCTGTTTCTAATGCAATGACAGGCAACATCGACATGACTCGTTCTGTCAGCCCTGTCTACGGCATCAGCAACACTCAGAACCCATTCAGCATTTTCTTGGGGCCTCTAGAGGTCACAGGCAAGATCACATTCATCATGGAAAATGATGATCAGTTAACAAACTTCCTAAGCAACTCACAGCCAGCAATCGTTCTCAACTGGAATTACGGCTCAGGTGCTGCGGAAGTTCAACTCCAGGCAACAATCACAAAGGGCGCTTACACAGCGGCCGTGATCGAGCGCGGAGAGGACTATGTCCAGGTATCAATCGACCTAAACGGCCAGGGAAATACAACTGACGCTGGTTCAACAGGTGGATTTGCACCAATCAAGTGGGTCCTAAAGAACGCAAAGCCAGCATCCACTTACGCATGATCTCAAGAGCAGGTGGGGTCAGGTTGATGGAGAACGCCTTCCCTCCATCCCGCCCACCTGCTCCCTTATAAGTTATGATGTGCGGAAGGCAACTAACTGGAGGCAAAATGTCTAAGAAAATTACACTACCGTCAGGCGCAACAGTCACTCTTAAAGACCCTTCATCACTTCGGGTCAAGGACCGCAAGCGCGTGTTGAAAACAGCAGATGTTGAAGGTGGAGATTTAACCCGAGCGCTGGCTTTAGGCGATGCGCTAATTGCAATGCTTATTGAGGACTGGTCTTTGGACCTGCTTATTCCTTCGCTCAAGATCGACAACTTAGACGAGTTGGAAATGAAAGATTACGATGCTTTGGTTGACGCAACCAAGGATGCACAGAAGTTCCTCTTCCCATCTTTGGGCGACACAATCGAGAACGAAGAAGACCCAAAAGCGCCTTCCGACAACTCGAACGCCTAAAGTGGCTGCTTGAGGGTGGTGAGCGCCGAGAGGATTTGGTCTACCCCGATGAGGAGTGGACCTACTACCAATTTGCGGATCGCTTTGGTTGGACACCCGACCAGGTCGATAACCTCCCTGCGGGAACTGCTGATTGGTTGTTGGCAATAGCGGCAACAGTTACAAAGATGCAAAGCGAGGTGAAAGAGTAATGGAAATCAAGAACCTTGCTGAAGTCCTGGCTGGCCTTGACCTGACTGAAAAGAAAGTCAACGATGCCGCACGCTATGCAGTTGGAATGGCCGCGGCCTCTGTGGAACGCCAAGCCAAAAAGAATGCCAACACAGGAACGCACCCAAGAGGGCAGGGACACATTCCTGGAACTGGTCCTGGTCCGAATGTTATGACTGGTAACTTGCGCCGTTCAATTTACTCGCAAACAAAGATCGGCTTCGGCAACACTTATGTCGCAGAGGTTGGCGCTTCGATGGTGTATGCACGCGCCGTTGAAATGGGACTTCCTGAATGGAAATCAGGAGTAAAATACCCGTACATGGTTCCTGCTGTGGAAAGCCTGAAACAATCAGGCGCTCTTAATAGGACTTTTACTGGCGCTTTTGCAATGTATCTAAGGAGTTAATAGATGGCATCGACAATCCCGCCAATTCTTATTCAACTCCAAGCAGATGTTTCGCAGTTAAAAAAGGGCCTGGCTGATGCAGAAGCCGCAATCAAAGGTGTCGACAGCAATGTAAAAAAGGCTGGCACAGGCATGAGCAACTTTGTGGGCAACCTGAAAAAGGTCGGCGCTGCGATGGGTGCGACATTTGCAACCGCTCAAGTTGCGCAGTTTGCCAAAGAGTCAGTTATGGCCGCTTCCAATATGGCGGAGTCTTTATCAAAGGTGCGCGTTGTCTTTGGCGAGGGCGCGGCAGAGGTTGAGAAGTTTGGAAAGAACGCTGCGCAGAACTTAGGTATTTCAAACCAAGCCGCTCTTGAAGCCGCTGGTACTTACGGTAACTTGTTCCAGGCATTTGGCTTGGGCCAGGGCGAAGCACAAAAGATGTCAACAAGCCTGGTGCAGTTGGCTGCGGACATGGCTTCGTTTAACAACACCTCAATCGATCAGGCAATCACCGCTTTGCGTTCAGGTCTATCGGGTGAAACCGAACCTTTGAAGCGCTTCGGTGTTGCACTTTCAGAAGTCCGATTAAAAGAGGAAGCCCTGCGCATGGGCTTGATCACCACAACAAAGGGAACGCTGCCAGCGGCAATTAAAGCCCAGGCTTCTTATGCCTTGATCATGCGCGACACCGCTTTAGCGCAAGGCGACTACGCACGCACCGCCGATGGAACCGCAAACACAATGAAAACCTTGCAAGCCAAGATGGAGGATGCAAAGGTCGCTCTTGGTGATGCGCTCATGCCAGCCTTTCGCGGACTGCTTGGCATTTTGAATTTAGCCATTCCTGTATTAACTAAGATCGGCGATTTCTTTAAGAACAACCAAGATGAAGTCAAAGCCTTTGCAATCACCGTTGGTGTCCTTTCAACTGCCTACGGTGTTTTCACGCTTGTAGCAAAGCGGGCTGCAATTCAGCAAGCGATTTTGAACGGCATCATGGCGATCAACCCATTTGTTGCCATCGCGGTGGCTGTTGGTTTATTAGTTGCTGCCATGGTGAAACTGTGGAAGAGCAACGAGACATTTAGAAAAGCCGTCATCGCAACTGGCAAGGTTGCGCTTAACGCTTTCGCGGCAATCATTCCTATGGTCGGTCAAGTTTATGAAGTGATCATGAAGGTTGTAACAGGACCTTTGCGAGCGCTGCTAACGGTTCTTTCCAAACTGCCAGGCGTTGGAAAATACGCCAAGGCTGGTTTAGACATCATGAATAAAGGCTTAGATGGCATCAGCGATTTTGCCAACGCCGCATCAAAGAAAGCCAAGGACCTGGCTGCTGGTTTAGACAAGATGGGTGCTGCGGCGGACAAAAACGCCAACAAAGTAAAGAAAGCAACTGATGGTGTTAAGAAAAACACCACGACCCCTACCGTTGATACTGAGGCTGCAAAAACGGCTGCTGAGGAAGCCAAGAAGCGTGCTGAACAAGTTGCCGATGCACAGATGTCTTACATGGAAGCGCAAATCAAAGCGCACCAGGATTACCAAGAAAAGGTTGCCGATCTACAGAAAGATTACGCAGACGCTTTGGCTGATGCGGAACAGGCTGCTGCTGAAAAGCGTGCCGAGGCCCAGGCTTCATACGCCGAGGCTATAGTGGATGCGCAAAAGACTCACACCAAAGAAATGGTGGAGATCGCTAAAGATTACGCAAAGAAAACTGCTGACATTGAGGCGGCTCATCAAAAGAAACTGACCGACCTTCGTTCTGCGGCTGCGCAAAAGGCTGTGGATCTGCGCAAATCTGCGGCTGAAAAGGAAGTCTCAATCATCCAGCAGTCCGTGGATCGCTTGCGCAGCGCCTTTGCTTCAGGCACAGGCTTCAGTTTGACCGAGGCTTTCAAAGGCAAAACATCAGGCGGCTTGCTATCTCAGATGAAAAAGCAATTGTCCGATGCCAAGAAGTTACAAGAGGCTGCGGCATACCTTGCTGGCCAAGGCTACGCACAAACTTTCATTGAGCAGGTTGTAAAGGCTGGTCCTGAAGTCGGTCTGCAAATGGTCGATGAACTTAAAAAAGCATCACCTGAACAACAGGCTGAAATCCAAAACACCTTCATGGATCTTGAAAGCATTCAAGACACAGGTTTAGACGCTTTGGCAAAGTCCATGAACAACGGAGCCAATCTTGCAACCGCCGAGTTGCGCCAGGCTTACGACCAGGTGGCAATTGATCTAAAGAACTCGCTGGCCGAAGTTGACCGCGAACTACAAGAGTCCCTGGCTGTGGCAAACGCTGAGTACGCCATGGCTATGGCCGAGGCAAAGATTGAGCGCGATGCTCGAATGCTGGAAGCGGCAACTCAACTTCAAGAAGCGATCACCGCTGCCAAAACAAACCTAGACAAGGCTTTGGCCGAGGCAGAAGCCACTCTTGCAAAGGCACGCGAGGAGGCACAGAAGCGCCTGAACGAAGGATTGGCTGAGGCGCAGCGCGTTCTACAAAAGGCTCTGATTGATGCGCAGTTGGCTTATCAGAAAGCCATCGATGACATCTCTGCGACCACCGCTGCAAAGTTAAAAGCATTACAGGCACAACTTGCGGCTGTTGCGGCTGCCACGATTGCACTTCAAGCGGCTAACGCGGCTTTCTCT